TCCGATTATGTCGAAAAGTGGGTGGAGTCAGAACGGGTAGTACTGCATTACAACCAGTCTAGTTCCGTTTTGGCTGCCGCAAGCTCAGGAGGTTTTACTAACCCCCTGACGCTTGCCTGGGAGCTCCTTCCGTTCTCGTTTGTTGCCGATTGGTTTATCCCAATCGGTGCCTACCTCAATGTCCTTGACGCAAACGTTGGCTGGTCTTTTCTCGGGGGGTGTGCGACCTCCCGGTACGAGTACTCAGTTTTCGTTTCTAGGCTTCACCGTCCTTTCACAGACGGTTGGCCACAGCCATGGAATTGGAGCGGTCACTCGAGGTACAGGAAGTACGTGAAGAGGGATGTATATGAAACAAGCCCCCTCCCGCGTTTTCCCGGGTTTAAAAACCCGTTTACAGCGACTCATGCTCTCGACGCTATTGCGTTGTTGGGTCAGTCAGTTCGCTGAGCTCACCCCGGTTGTCATTTCGACAATCGGTAACCGTTGCTTCTTCAAAAGGAAGAGCTATGCCGGCTATCGGCAATATCGTCATCAATGATGGCGCTGCAACGCCCGTCGCGCACACTTTTGCGCCCGCCGGGATCACGGGAATCGTGGCTAACTATGCTGATCGTTCGGGTGGTATCCCTGTTGGTTACAACCAACTGGATGTCTCCCTTCGTCCGCCGTCGGCCCAGTCTCGTGAGAAGATGTACCTCGCGACCATCCGGATCAAGACACCGATCCTGGATGTGACGAGTCCCTCAACCGCTTCCGGTATCCAGCCTGCGCCGACGGTGGGGTATACCCCGATCGCCGAGCTCAAGTTCTGGCTGCCGGAGCGGTCGACGCTTCAGAACCGTAAGGACCTTCGGGCGTTCGCCAAGAATCTCATGGCGGACTCCGTGGTTACTGCGCTCTGTGAAACCCTCGAAGCGGTTTACTGACTTCGAATGGCTACTCATAGCCGCGGTGTCTCTGCTTATTCCGTTGATATGGAACAGGTAGAGGTCCTCGCTGCTCTAACCATTAAGGCAACCCTATGGCTAAGAAGCGTCATGGCGCTCGTCGGAGTGCTGATAACCGTTTGGGTGCTCCTTCACTGGAGCTCGTTTCAGGTATCCTCAAAAGTTTACCTGGAACACACGCAGCCGCCGTCCTCGAGAAATTCGAGTCCGGCGATTACAAAGGAGGGGCCGAGCTTAGAGTCGAAGCAGGGAGTTGTGATAATTCCCATGACTTCGCCTTAGCTCTCCTTTCCGTCTCATTATTCCGAAAGTACCCGGGTTTACCCGGTGCTACTAGGAAGCGTGAGGCGGCCATTGAGAAGTGGCTGGCGTGTGAAGAACAATGTAGGCAGACCAATCAGCGGATCAAGGCCTTCCGATCGGGGCTTTATATAGCCCCTTACAGTGAGACATTTCGTCTCGCTCGTAAAAAGATCGAAAAGTTACTTGGTCCGTTTCGCTGGTCGAAACCTGCAAAGTACTTCAATTTCGGACCCGGCAGTACAACACGTCTGTCGTTTTCGAGGAGGCATCTTCCGTTCAAATACGGGGAAAACCCCCAAACAACGTTTGACAACCTAGCTAGTGCTGCGGCCGTAATTGGTCTCAGCCCCGTTTGGGTTCACTCAAGCGGGGGCCGTTTCGTCAACGGTCCGCAACCCTGTTTTTCTCTCAGGGAGGCGAGCAAGGTCACCACTGTCCCAAAGGACGCGTTCATCGACCGTGTGATAGCAATTGAGCCCGATATGAATATGTTTATTCAGAAGGGGTTTGGCGGCTATTTCCGGCGATGTCTCAAAAGGGTTGGAATAGACCTCGATGATCAAAGTTTGAATCAGACATTGGCTCGAAGTGGTTCGGCGTTGGGTAGCTTAGCTACCCTTGACCTCTCCTCTGCGAGTGACACTGTCTCTTACGAACTAGTCAAAGAGTTACTACCTCCCGATTGGTTTGAGGCCCTACTTTCATGTAGGACACACAAATCGCGTCTCCCTTCCGGGGTCGATATCGACCTCGAGAAGTTCTCAGCTATGGGGAATGGGTACACGTTTGAGTTAGAAAGCCTTATTTTCTGGGCTCTCTGTTCTGCGGTGTGCACTGAAACCATAGGTAGAGAAGGGCTCCGCGTCTCAGTTTATGGAGACGACATTATTGTCGCTACTCCGGACTATGAAAGAGTGGTTGATATCTTAGAGTTTGCCGGTTTTTCGGTGAACTTAAAGAAGTCGCACTCCGATGGTCCTTATCGTGAGAGTTGTGGTAAACACTTCTTTTACGGACGCGATGTCACACCAATTACCATAACCAAGGAGTTGACCCATGTCAGCAAACTGTTGCTTCTTTGCAACAACTTCACGCGTTGGGCAGTACAGCAAGGCGAGGGCCTTTATCGGCACTCATCTGTCCGGAAAGCTCACGCGTACTGCGTGGGTTTTCTCCCTAACAACCTCAAACGGCCAAAGCTTCCAGACGGTTACGGCGACGGTGCCCTTATCGGGTCCTTCGACGAAGTCCGTCCGTGGCGTAGCCGCAGAGGTTGGGATGGTTGGATCGTCGAGGGTGTTCTCCTTCCAAGGGGATACTCCCGTAGATCCGGCGGTGTGGCTACACTCGCTGCATCGCTTTCTAAACTGGAAAGCGTTGCTGGACCACG